TACAACACTATCATTTTGTTCGAATAACAATCTGATAGAAACAGCAGAGATAAGTTTTCTAGCTTGTAACAATAGTCTTCTAACATTGATTCTGTCAAGAGCAGATTCTTTAACTTGAAGAGTTTTGTTACCCCAGATTTTAACACCATCTGATGTGAAAGTTGCAATTGGGTTAACTCTATTCTCGTATAACGCATCTCTATCAGCTAGAGTAAGTTTTTTACGAGCTTGAATACAATCAACATCACCTCTTTGGATACCAGCAACTGCGAACCATGGGAAAGCAATGTTGTCAGTCAATGCGATGTTTCTTACTACATCTCTTGTAGGTGGCATCCAGATGTAAACGTTATTTTCAGTATCGTTTACTTGAATCCATGGCCAGTATGTACAAGAATAGTTACTATCGAATGAACCATCTGAATAGTAATCTGAAATTTCTTCAGCTGACATAGCTTCACCACCAGCATTTGTATCAGGTGTTGTTAAGATATAAAGTGAGTCAGCTCTATCAGTTTCAACCATTTCAATAGCAGCTTCAATTAAGTTACTGTTATCGAATACGTCTATACCTGGTGTTGCGAATACGTTAATGTTAACTGCTTCTGGGTTTTTGAATGTCCATATAGCCTCTAAATAAGCGTAGTAATCAGAGTTAATACCTAAATCACCGTTAGAAAGAGTTCTGTTAACAAACGCACCAGAAGTTAAACCTTTAACACCATTAGAACCATTTATTAAGAATGTATCTAAATTACTTCTTCTAGTTCTGTAAATATCCCACCCATCAAAACCACCATATGGTGCAAATGTAAATTTACGAGCAAATATTTTATTATACGGGTTATCTGTATCAGCAACAGCTGTAGCGTTGAATGCAGCATCACCAGTATCAAATAAGAATATTGGACTATAAGTATCACCACTAGCATTGATTACGATAAATACGTTGTCAATTGTAGCACCAGTAGCATTTACATCCATGTGGAAACCTTTTGTCATACCAGTCCATAAATCATATGTTTGACCTATTGGAGCTCCTTTATAATCAAAGAAATCAGCATCAATACCAACAGTATCAGATAAACCTAAGAAATATTTACGTTTATTCTCAAAAGCACCGTAAGATTTTTTATATTCAATAATTGGGTCAACAACACTTGTATTTCCATCTTCTTGGTAATCTCTAATTGGATAACCAATAAAACCAGCTGGAACCATATCTCTAGTATCAGACTCAGTGTCCATTTCAATAAGAACGTAAGTTGATTTAGAAGGATATTCACCATCTAAAGTACCAATTCTTCTAGCAATGTAATTATTAGAATTTGGGTCCATAGTTACACGACTAAATGTTTCTAATACAGTTGGTTGAGCGTCTGTATCGTAGAATCCTCTAATAACAACATCAAATTCACCAGAATCTAAGTTTATGTTTCTAATAGACATTTTAAATTGTTCGTTAGCAGCGTTACCATCAGAAATAGTCCAGAATCTGAACAATCTAAATAAGTTAGTACCACGTAATTCAGAAACAACATAAGGTGTAACCGCTGGTTGATATTCTTGAAGATAATCATTGAACACATACAAATCACTGCTTGGTCCACCATATTCAGTTAAACTTAAGTTTATACCATATATTTTCTCGTTAGCGTTTAAATCTGTAAACATATTTCTGTAGAACTCCTCAACAAAGATAGCTGTTGTACCATCTTGAGCAGCTCTACCTAACACTCTTGTTATATAGTTTTGTTTTGTTCTATCAAAAGATAATACATAACTGAATGCTCCTTGGGTATTTGAAACACCTGTTAAAGCAAAATCTCCAGCTGCATTAGTATCAGCAGCATTATATGTTTGGTCAAAAGTTAAATTACCAGTAGCAGCACTTACCTCAAAATTAGGTAATTGAGTAAGAGTATTTATTGTACCTCTAGAACGTAACAAAGCAATTATTTTGTTTTCAACATCAGAATATGCTGAACCAGAATAAGTTGTGGTAACACCAGTAGTTGTACCAGTAATATATGTTGTTGTACCACCAGTTGTTGTACCAGTAGATTGGATATATACACTAAATGATATACCACTAAATGAAGAACCTGTTTTCTTATATGTAACACCAACGTTTCCAGTTGAACCAGTAGTTGTAATATACGCTAAGAAACCTAAAGATTCATCATATTCACCATTATCATAAAATTCTTGAATTAAAGGAACTGGTGATATAACATTAACTAAAGTACCACCAGTTGTTGCGGTATAAGTTAAAAGAGGGTTATAAGTATTACCAGACGATGTTACTATTACAGTGTCTGGGTCTAAAGCACCTTGTAATGTAATACCCCAAGCTGGACCTGCATTATAACCTGATAAACCTAATATTCTAGTTACAAATAATTGGTTAGACTGGGTTAAATAAGATTTAGCGATGTAAGGTAATTCATATTGTGGTGCTCCGTTATCTTTTACTTTAGTAGCATTTTGCCCACCAAAGAAAGATTGGAATTCGCCATAGTTGCTAACAAAGATAGGTTGAAAGGCTGGACCAATAGTAGTCTCACCAACTAACCCAAGAGTTGTAACACCAATCTGACGAGTAATAAAAGATAAGTCTTTTTCTGAGGTGTAAACACCTGGACTTACGAACACTTTTGTTGCCATATTTTTTTACTTTTTAAGTGATATTATTAATTTTAATGTTTTGTTTTATAATAAATATCATTGATTTTTCAAAAGTAGGGCTACATAAAAATAATAATTACTTTTAGTATGATTTTTTTCATACTTTTTTAATACTTATAGGTAAAAGAGTTATGAAAAGGGATAAAAACATAAAAATAACACCAATAACCCATGAGCTTCTAAAAAAGTATTGTGAAGAACATGGGTTAAAAATGTTTCAGTTTGTAGAGTCACTAATTAAAAAAAATTGTACTCCTAAGAAAGACTTATATGGTGAATAATACTGCTAACAAGGCTCCGATGATTCCACCGTAGCTTCCCATGTTTAAATCAGTAAAATCCCATGGTGCACCATATTTAATACCATAATACCATTCTCTAACAAAGTTAACACCATAAGCCCCAAACCCACCAACAAATAATTGGAAAGGCATTCCTGTGTCAGCCAAATTAGCATGTGCTAATAAGAACCACATAGCAAAGAAAGTTAACACTAGTGAATAACCTAGATGTTTATGATAATTTTGTTTTACAAAATCTTTTGAAAAGATTTTAGTTGTATCGGTTAGATACTTTTTGATGTTGTTCCATAAAATTGGACAAATTGTACATTCAATCATGATTTTTGTTTTTAATTATTGTTATTTTTTAATTCTTTTATAACTGATTCTAATTTTTCTATTCTAATAATACTTTCTTGTAATGCTTTAACTGTTAATGATAAAATTCCGTCATAATCTAACCCATACACACCATTTTCTTCATTACCATTACCTAAAACTAATTCAGGGTATAGTTCAAGTATGTCTTGAGCAATAAAACCATGTCTTTTAATATTTTCATTATTTTTAAACTCAAATTTAACTGGTTTTAATTTTTTAATTAATGTTGTTTTTTCATCATAAATATATTCTATATTTTTTTTAGTTCTTAAATCAGATGTACCACCACCTGGAGTATTTAATACACCAGCATCTGTAAGACTAAAAGCTATATTGCTGTAAGCACTATTAACAATCTCAAGACCCCCAGTGTTGTTTAACCTAAAGGTTTTATTTATATTGGTTGCACCAGCAGCTGTGTTGGTTACTTTAATAAAATCAATATATCCAGTACCACCAACAGTGTTGCTACCACTAAACACAATCATAGATTGATTATTGCTAGCGTTTAAGTTTGCATAACCATAAGTACCTGTGCTAATATAACTATTACTTTGAAATGTTGTTCCAGATATATCACCATCAGCTCTAATAAAACTAGTTGTATTTCCAGCAGCGTTAAGACCCTCAAGCAACCTAGTTACGTTATCAGCATTACCAGTACCATTTTTAATAGATAATGCACCTTCTGCCGAATTTGTTACAATCTCAGGTGTGGATGAATTATTATACGCTTGTTGAAGTGTTGTGGTTGATACACCACCTGCGGCACCAACAGTTTCACCAAATTTTGATGTAAAGAAAAATCTAGCTTTAGTTGTGTCACTTAAATTTGTTGCGGTACTTAAAACACTTAAAACCCCAATTAATATACCATTATTTGTGAAATTACTAAATGTGTTAAATTGTTCTGTTGCAATTCCCTCGATAGCTGCGGATAATTGGTTATATTGTGTTTGCCCGTATTGAACCCTAAATATTCCATTTTGAACCAAATAAATTCTTTGATTAGTTGCCTTTGTACCTGTAATTGGTGTTTTAACACCATTCAAATCGTAATTTAATGGGTCTATAAATGTGGTATTCGATGCGGTTCCACCTGTTTGTGTTCTATATTGGAAGGTACAGGGACTTACTCCCGAAACATATAGTGTGTTTGGATTTAGTGTACTACTAGCAAAATTAATACCTAACCCATATAGATAACCTGCGCTTGTGTTAAAACTTAAATTTGCTCCATTAGCGGATGCGTATATCCCACCATTTATAAGATTGATTGGTGTAAACATATCTCTTAATTGAGACAATGGAGATAAAACAAAATCAGGTTGACTAAACGCGTTGATAATATTTGTTTTATTTGCGTGACCTAATTTACCTAAAAATATATTTTGTCTTCTTTGTTGTTCTGTCAGTTCGATACTTGATTGTGATATTGTACCACCACTTGTTAGATACACCCAAGTTTCAGTGCTTGTATTAACATAAATTGCGGTATGAACACCACCACTATAAGCAACATAGTAAAGTTGAGGGCTTAATGGGTTCGTTGTATCATTAACAATCCACCCTTTAACAGGTGCGACATTAAATGTTGTTGATGATGCTATGGATAGACCTGTAAATTCGAACACACCCGTTGATGAGTTTACTGTTGATATATTATATGATATTGCAATCCAATTTGAACCATTACTTGCCAATTGAATTGTGTTTGTTTCACCTAAAACTACAAATGGTTTATCATCAATGTTTTGTCCTAATATAGGTTGAACCGTCACAGCTCCACCACCATTATTTTTAACT